CTATAATCAATCTAGATAGTGCGTATCCACATAGGTTGATATATAACCTATAAATAATATTTTATGAGCGAAGAAAAGAAAAAGAATATATCTGAACAGGCAGACCAAATCCGTAAAGAACTAGATGATTTGATAGGAGACACAGGAATGATGGATGTTGAAACAGATCCACAAGACATTCCAATGAAACAGCCTCGTGCAGAAATGGTTCCACAGGTTAGTTACGTTGAATTAAAATCAAGTGCTACAAAAAAAGCACAGAAGACAATTACAGCCCTTATGAAATTTTATCTTGATGCAGACATTATCGAAAGAGATGAATACATTAAAGCTAAAAAAGAAATGGATGAAATGACAATGTCATCTCTGATATATCAACTACAAGCAGGTGAAAGAGCATTGACTACACTTTTACAAACGATAGATGACGGAGAATTAGCACCTAGAATGTTTGAAGTTCTAGCAACTTTACAAAAATCCATGTTAGATATTATTAAATCACAAACAATGTATTTAATGGCTTCTGAAGAGTCTACTAAAAGAATTGCACGTGATATAGAAATCTATAGAAGAAAGGATGATATAAAGGAAATTGAAAGTTCTGGTGGAGATTCTAAAGATAAAAACGTACAAAGAGGTACAAAGGATTTAATGGCTGCAATTCAAGCTGGTATTAAAGGTAATGCAGAAGAAGATATAGAAGATATAGAAATTACAGAAGAATAAAATGGCAAACGAAGGATACGTAGGCGACAACAAATGGATACCCAAAGATGAGAGCGATGTAGATTCGGGTAAAATCGTTTGGTCTACTAAACAGGTCGATGATTTAATGGTAGCAATGGATCAAGGTTTTAGACCTAAAGTTGCTATGCCGTTTTACGAGGGTAAAACATTCCTAAAGAAAGGAAACCTAGTATTTGAATATACAGATGAAGAAATAAGTGAATTAGCCAAATGTGCAACAGATATTGTACACTTTGCAGAGAAGTATGCAGTGGTTATGACTGACAATGGTATTCAACAAGTAAAACTTAGAGAATACCAAAAAACAATGTTAAGAAACTTTCAAGAAGAAAGATTTAACATAGTTTTAGCAGCACGTCAAATGGGTAAAACAGTGACAGCATCTATATTTAATGCATGGTACTTAATATTTAATACTGATAAAAACACATTGTTACTTGCCAATAAATCAGATTCAACAAAAGAAATTATAGATAAGGCAAAGGTTGTAGTAGAGAACGTCCCGTTCTTTATGAAGCCTGGTATTGTTAAGTATGACGTAATGAATGTTAAGTGTGATAATGGGTGTAGACTTGTTGGACAAGCCACTACAGCTAAAGCAGGTATTGGTTTTACAATTCATAATTTATACCTTGATGAGTTTGCACATATACACCCTACAATAGTTGATGCATTCTATGAAAATGTTTATCCTACATTATCAGCATCTAAAGTATCACGTATTACTATAACATCGACACCAAATGGATTTAATAAATTTTATCAAATCTATGCAGCTGCAGACCGTAACGAGAATGAATATCATGCAATGCGAGTTGATTGGTGGGAACACCCTGACAGAGATGACGCATGGTACGAAAGAGAATTAGGTAATTTAGGTACAATAGAAGCATTCAATAGGCAATACGGAAATGAATTCGTTTCATCTTCAAATTTACTATTAGATCCTATTGATTTAAAGAAAATGAGAAAAAGAATGGTAGATTATGTTTATCATGATTTTGAAATATTCGATAATGCAGGAGTAGATGTAAAAGATTTTTTAGCGTTCGATCCAACATTTGATATAGAACGTGTACAAGAAAGAGAGAACTTCTGGATATTCTCTGTAGATATAGCAGAAGGTAATGGTGGTGATTATTCAGTTATTAATATATTTGAATTAGTACCAATGACGCCTGGTGAAATAGAAGCACAAGTTAATCCTGGAGCAATGTATGATTTCTTTAAATTAAATCAAATAGGTTTATTCAGATCTAATGAACATGTTATAGAAGATTTCGCTAAAGTACTCTATATTTTGGCATGCGATATTTTTTATAATGAAAATGTTAAGATGATTGTTGAATACAATACATATGGTTCGGTATTATTTCAATATCTAAGATCTGTGTTCCCTCAAAGAAATGATTTTGATGATGATATGGTAGTTAAATTTAGACATAGACATGATTCTAAAACTTTAAAACACGGTATTAAAATAAAATCAGATAACAAAGCTATATTTTGCCAAAACTTTTCGAAATTGTACAAAATAAATAGGATAAATATAACAGATGAAACAACAATAAATGAAGCTAGTCTTTTTGGCGGTTTACCAAGAGGTGGATATGGAGCTCAAATGGGTAATGATGATACAGTTATGACTGTCATTAGTTCTACAGAATTCTTTAATACCACTGATTATGCAGATTGCGTTGAAGAATTATTAGATTTTATTGATCCTGATTTACACCAGAAGATGGAAATAGTGTTATATAAAGATTCAAAATCAGATGGAGATTTACAATATGACATTTATGACCTAATCTAAATAAATTGTGAAAGAAGAATAGATATATAATAAAAGTAAAAAAAACAAAAACAGAACAACTATGGCATTAAGTCCTCAATTACTACAGTTCAAAAGCTCAGGCGTATATCGCTTAGAGTTTGACAAATCACAAACGGTAAACATTCCAGCTGAAACTATCAGATTGGTTGTTGGAAACTCTAAAAAGGGTCCTTACAACACGCCGGTATTTATTGAAAACATTGAGCAATTCACTCAAGTATTCGGTAGCATCGACAAATCTTTAGAAAAGAAAGGAATGTATTTCCACAGATCATGTATCGAAACTCTTTCAAGAGGACCGATCTTGGCTTTAAATTTAACTGCTGCAGATGCAGCTGATAGAATTGCACTGGTATCGCCAGCAACTAACTCTTCACAAGAAGGATTATCTGCTACTACGGCATCAGTACAATATAGCAGCATATTTGACACAGATAAATTTTGGGTACCATCTGACTTAAAAACACTAGAAGCAGCAGGTAACACAGCTGATACATCTAACAACGCGATTTCATTTGCAAACATCAAACAAGAACCTATTACAGTTATCGTAAGACAAGCTGCTAATACTGCAGGTTTTGAAATGACAGCAAGAGAATGGTATGGCGAAGGAAACATACCTGATGGTATAGAAGAGCTAGAATACGTATCAGATTATATGGTAGACGTATTTGTATTTAAAGGTTCTTTTGATGCATCTGTATTAAACAATGACCCTACTTACGGAGCATACTTTAATGAAAAAGGTTTATTTAGATCTGAATTAGCTAAATTTACTGCACTAAGAGAAGTTAGTTTAGTAGCACAATATTCTGGATCAGTTATTCCTGAATTTCAAGATCAAGAAGGTCGTCAATTATACATTGAAACTTTAATTAACTTGGAAGCAAGAAGAACGGGTTTATTTTGTGCAATTAATGAAGAAGCATTACCTTCTATTGATTTTGTTGGAAAAAACTTTGATATCTACCAAGATTATAAAGTTTTATCTCACAGAGTTGAACAAGATGCTACACCAACAAACATAGCTATCAGTAAAAAAGTTATTGTTGACGGTGATGAATTAACTATACAAGATACTACTATATCAGCTCTATCATTAGACGGTATAAATGATAACGGATTTTTAAAAGCAGCAATAGCAACAGAATATACAGCAATTAGTAATATTACTGCAGTCGGTAACGATGTATTAATTACAGCAGCCGCAGCTATCATGCCTTCAAAATATGAATCATTCTCAACAACAGCATCTGCTTCTTATAACAGCGGAGAGATAACAGTTGTGAATGGAGAAATATTAATCGCATCACCAATTGGCGGATCAGTACAAGCTGGTCAGTTTATTACACCAGGTGGTGTTATAGCCGGAAACTTCTTATTAGGAGCAAATGGAGTTGATTATGTTGCAATTTCTACAGTAACAGAATTACATAACATTGACGGTACTAATTACATCAGAATCACTGCAGCAGGTAGTGAATCATTTAGTTCTACATACGCAGTAGCTAATGCTGTATCACTTACAGCATATGAAAGAGCAATATCAGCAAACTTTGAATTTACTACAATAGAGCCTAACTCTAGAGCGGTTATGTTACCTACACAAGTAGGCAACTATAATTTCTCTGCAATCGGAGCAGGACAATTTGTTTTAACTGCATCAGTTGCTAATGACACTTTTGATTGGACTACTGTTAAAGTAGGAATGTATGTACCAGCTGACGGTGGTAAACTTGCAAGAATCAAAAGAATTATTAAAACAACAGTCGCTGATAATAGCATCTATACATTTGAATGTCATAGACCAATTTCTAGTAGACCTGCATATTCTCTTAAGAGATATGAAGAAAGTACAACAACATATACAATGTTCCCATTAGCGGCTGCAACTCAAACTGAAAAATCAATCGCTGAATTATTAACTCAACTTAAACCAGGTAACGGTTTATCTAACACGTTAATAGACAAAGATGCAATAACATTCAGATATGTAGTTGATACATTTGGTTCTTTAGAAAATGGAGGTATTATTAATAAAGAAGAAATTACACAATTATGTAAAGAAAGACAAAATGCTTCTGCAATTCTTAATGCACCGATGGTGAAAGAATTTAAAGCAGCAACTAATCCTTCTTTTAAAGATGCAATCACAGGATCATTTGATACAAGATTAGTAGCAACTGGAGGTAATTTAGAACTTAATCCTACAGCAGTCTATACATTACCAAGTCTTAATGAAGGTGCAAACTTCGGTTTCTATTATTCACCAGGACTTAATGTACTAGAAAACGGTAGATCTAAAGTAATTCCACCAGCAGCATACGTATCTAACAACTATATCGACAAATATTTAGACGCATTACCATGGTCTATTATTGCAGGACCAAGAAGAGGTGTTGTAGGAGGTACAGGTGTACAAGGTTTAGAATTCGCATTTGATAAAAATGATAGAGATAACTTAGAGCCATTTGGTATTAACCCAATCGTATTCGAAAGAGGCGTTGGTTTAACTATTAAAGGTAATAAAACTGCACAACAATCAATTCAATCAGCATTATCTTCAGCTCACGTAAGAGAGGCGATGATATACATTGAAGATGGTTTAGCAGAAATCTTAAAAAACTATTTGTTCGAGTTCAATAACGCTCAAACTAGATTAGAGATTAAAACGTTAGCAGATTCATTTATGGAATCAGTTAAGAAAGACGGTGGTGTATTTGATTACAGAAACATCATGGACGGAACTAACAACACTAACGACGTAATTGACAACAATATGGGTATTTTAGATACTTTTGTTGAGCCAGTTAAAGGTCTAGAAATCTTAGTATCAAGAGTAACTATCCTAAATACAGGAGAAATTGCAACTGGAAACTTCGCATAACAAAAAAAGATATATAAAATAAACACATACAAATTATGGCATTACCACACTATTCAGAAGATCAAACACAAAAGAAAGGCAAGAACTTCGAACCAGTACAGGCTAATCTTTTTGAGGTAACAATTTTACCCCCAGACGGCGTCGCTGGTCAAGAACTACTTTTACAACATGTTAACACCATCGGTGGACTAGCAGCGTTACACAAAGAAGTATCTGCAGTTACACAAAAGTACAAATTTGCTACTAGATCATTCGCTGGTATGGTAGATGATACTTCAATTGATGTAACTATTAACTTTTCATTGAACTTAAATGATTCTAACCAAGCGTATTTATATAAAACAATACGTCAATGGTACAGAGCACAATATAATCCAGAAACTGGTGAAATGGGCTTGAAGAAGAATTACGTAGGAACAATTGTAATCGTTCAATTTAACAGAGAAGGTGATATTTTTAGAAAAGTAACACTTGATGATTGCTTTATCACATCTGGAATTTCAATGACAGATACATTAGATTATTCTGCTCCGGACCCACAGGTATTAGAGATCACATGGAGATCTGATGTTTACGCTGAAGAAGTAAACTAATATTAACTTAACTAGATAAGAAGGTATCTCACGATATCTTCTTATTTTTTGCAAGATAAATATAATATATTATTAACATACACAAATATTATGAATAACCACAAATTAACAAAAAAACTTCAAGTCCTTCTTACAGAAGCTGAAGTAGGTTCCGTTAATCGCTGTATTTTAAACGATGCATTAGAAACAGAAACTAGACCTGTTTCGGTTAGCGCATGGATTAGAGATTTAATAAAAAAAGAATTAAGTATCAAAACCATAGAACAACAGTCTTTTATTAAAAACAAAGTAAAAAACCTAAATAGTAAATAACATGAGCGACGAATTAAACAAAAAAGAAGCAGCTGCTAAAGCTATACTAGAGGCTAGAGATGATATCAATAACCCGACGGTAGATGTACAAGCAACTGAAACTGCAGCAACAGAAATGATGGGAGCAGTTGAAGCACAAGGATTGGGAAAAGTAAACATGGATAAATTTGGACAAGCAAGACCTGATAGGTCTGCTGATCAATTTTTAGGATGGATTAAATTAGACCAACAAACTTTACCATCATTTGGTAAATTCTACCCTACAGGTACAGAAATTAAGATCAGATCAGCGAGAGCTTCTGAAATTAGACACTTTTCCACAATGGACGAGGAAAACTATATCGATATGGAAGAGAAATTGAATCATATTGTAGAGATGTGTACTCAAATTAAAGCAGGAGACAGAAGATTATCTTATAAAGATATTTTAGAAGAAGACAGAATTGTTCTTCTACTAAGTATAAGAGATCTTACATTTCCAGAACCAGAGAATAAATTAATTCTTAAAGGTAAAACGGATGTTACTAAAATTCCTGTAGATATTGAACTATCAACAAGATACTTAGTACCTAACACAGTACCATCAGATATAGAAGGATATTACAGTTCTAAAGAAAGAACATACGTTATCAAAACTAGATCAGCTGGTGAAGTTAGAATGCGTCCACCGACAATTGGTATAATGCAAGAAATTACCAAGTATTTAAGAGATCGTCAAGAAAAGGAAGTAGAATATGATAAAGCATTTTTACAAGTGTTGCCATATATTACTTCTGATTGGAGAGATCTTAATTTACCAAGAATTTTCAATTTAGAAGTAGACTATAAAGCATGGGATCAAAAGAAATTCATGATCATTTATAGACTAGCAGAAAAAATGAAAATTGGAGTTGAAACCACACTTGAAATGGAATTCGAAGGAGAGATTGCGAAAGCCCCTCTTGACTTCCCAGGTGGTATCAAAAGTCTTTTCATTATTTCAGATATCACTGGAGAATTACTTTAAGACTAAGTTCTATCTGGGCATACATCTTAGAATGCAACCTTCGGAGATCGAAAATATGTTTTATTACGAATACTGGTATTTCGTTAAAAACCTCCAAGAGCATATCAAAGATAAGAATAACCAGAACAAGGATCAAGAAGAACAACAGCAACAACAAGCTAGCGAATATTCTAGCATGAAAGCGCCGTCGATGCCTAAGATCCCTACAATGAAAGCACCTTCTATTAAGATGCCGAAAATGTAAAGATATATAAAGAGTACATGCAAACGCTACACATTGTAGCGTTTGTTTTATACTAAAAAAAGATACAACTAATTTGGCTACATTAATACCACCATTTTTAGCAAACGCATTTGATAGAATAGGAGAATCGTCTAAAGAAATGGGCGCCGTAAAGGTAAATACAGGTAGAACTGCAGACTCAGTTTCCAAAGGTGGTGATCTATATTCTAGATTAGATGACTTGGTAGTGGCTGTAAGTAAAACAGGCAAAGATGCTCCTGGGCCATCTATTAAAGAAGCACTGGTTCTTAGGATAACTGGTGGGGCATTAAAACCGATAGGTTTAGGTTTAGGAATTATCGTAGATGCATTAAATAGAGCACCGGATGGTAAGGATCTAAAACTTAAAATGGAAGCGCTTACTAATGGACTATTAGCTCTTGCAGATATAGGTAAAAGTATTCTTATGTTTGGATTAACTATGGTATTAGCATTACCATTGATATTAATGGCAGGTGTAGCAATGTTAGCTATCGTACCAATATTAAAATTCATGGTAGATGGCTTGATATGGGCCACCCAAAAATTAGATAAGAAAGTTACTCAAAAAATGTTGGTCTTAGGATCAATAGGTAAAGCACTAATAATATTAGGAGTAAGTTTTGTATTATTAGGTCTCTTAGCGAAACCCATAATGATTGGTCTTGCAGTAGCTGCAGGTATTCTTTTAGGGCTAGGGCTTACTATGCTTATTTTAGATAAGATGAAGATCGGCGAAAAGAGAATGACAAAATTCGCCAAGATGTTATTTGTATTAGGTAAAGCATTACTACTATTATCAGTTTCACTTATCATGATAGGATTACTAGCACCTTTTATAGCAATAGGTACAGCAACAGCTGCTCTTTTGTTATTAACACTAGGTGGCGTATTCTTCTTACTCGATAAATTACAAATCGATAAGTCTATGAGAAAAACCAGTAAAGCATTTATGTTTGCTGCAGCTGCTATTTTAGGACTTTCGGTTTCGCTTGTATTATCTTCATTACTATTAAGTATGATTGGATGGGACGAAATAGGAAAGGTTATGTTAGTAGTATTAGGAGTTGCAGTAGTATTTGCAATAATAGGAAAATTTGGTAAAGAAATATACAAAGGTGGTATAGCAATAGGTGTAGCTGCCTTAGCAATGATAGTTTTAGGATTTGGTATAATGTTCTTAAAGCTTGCAGCTGGCGGAGATCCAATGGAATTACTTAAATTAGTAGCAATAGTAGCAGCAGTAGGTCTAATATTTGCAGTAGCCGGTAATTTCGCAACACAAATAGCATTAGGTTCTGCAGCCATGATTCTTGCAGGTGCAGCATTAATTGTAATAGGATTAGGTGTAGCAGTAATGGGATTAGCAACAACTAATATGGATATGGCACAAGTTGGCCTGATAGGAGCCATAATAGTAGGAGTTGGTTTAGCATTTGGAATTGCAGGAGCAGGTCCAATACCAATAGCAATAGCATTAGGTTCTGCAGCCATGATTCTTGCAGGTGCAGCATTAATAGTATTAGGCTTAGGAGTTACCGTATTTGGCTTAGCAACAACTAACATGGACATGGAACAAGTTAAAGTTATTGGTGCAATTATAGCCATTCTAGGTGTTTCATTAGCCGCAGCAGGTTTAGTATCGCCTCTTATAGCATTAGGTTCAGGTGCAATGATAATTGCAGGAACAGCACTTCTTGTTATTGGTGCAGCAGTTGGTTTATTAGCTAACATTAATTTTAAAAAATTATTCACAGGTACAGGTTTATTTGCACCAAGTGGTGAAAAAGGATTTTTCGGTGGAAATAAATCTTACTTAGAAGTAATGATTTCTTCAATGAGAGATTCATTTAGCCTTAATCCTTTTACATTACCTTTAGTAGTTGCAGGTTCTGCAGCAATGATATTAGTTGGAGCAGCTTTGAATTCTATAGCTAAAGGTCTAGTTACATTCCAAAAATTATCTGGAACTATAGACACTACTGCATTGGCAATTAATGTATCTTTTATGACAAGCATTCTAGCAAACACATTCGCTAGAATAGGATTAAAATATAAAGGAGGATTGTTTTTTGGTAGTAATCCAGTATCAGATGGTATTAAAGCAGTAATGGGAATGGGCGATGCTCTTACGGGTATAGCATTTGGTATGCAAAATATGGCAAACCTTAAATTTCCAGTAGCATATGACAAAGATGGTAAGCCTACTAAATTTGAATCAATGGATTCTGATGCACCTCAAAGGGTAGCAGCAAACGCAGCAATGATCACATCAGTGTTAGCAACAGTATTCGGAGATATTGGAACTAAATATCCAGGAGGTAAAAAATCTCTAATGGAAGCCATATTTGGTGGTGGAAAATCCAATCCAGTAGCTGATGGTATTTCAGCAGTAATGGGAATGGGATCTGCTCTTACAGGTATAGCTTCAGGATTTCAAGCTATGGCAAACCTTAATTTTCCAACTGCATGGGATAAAGATGGAAAACCAACTGCATTCGAAACAGTAGATATTAAAGGAGCTGCAGTAAAAGTAGCAGACAATACAAAATTAATAGTTCATGCACTTAGTGGAACGTTCGCTGATATTGGTGCAAACCAAGATGCAGGATCAAGTTGGTGGGGAGGAAAGAGCACAATACAAAAAGGTATTGATATTGTAATGGGTATTGGAACTCCACTTAAAAATTTAGCACAAGGTGTTTCTGATATGGCAAATCTTAAATTTGCTAATTCATGGGACAAAGATGGAAAGGCAATCGGTTGGACTGATTTGGGTAGTATGACGCCAAAAGCATTAAAACAAAAGGTAGGTAAAAATACTCAATTATTAATACAAGCACTTACTGATACATTTATAGCAATCGGTGGAGGTAAATCAAAAGAATCTTCATGGTGGCAAGGTGATACTGCATTTGAAAAAGGTATTTCAATAGTTAATTTAATAGGAGAACCTTATAAAAAATTAGCAGAAGCAATCAAACCTATTTTTGAATTTATAGATAAACCGTTTGATGGCATGAAATTAAGATGTATAATTACCGATATAGTTTCAGCTATATCTGATGCATTTTATTACTCAGGTACTAGCAAGACATTCTATTCAGGAATTGCTCGTGTTAAAAAAGCAGGTGAAATAATAAAAGGACTGTATTCAGATATAAAGGATGTAATACCTCCATTGTTAGGGTTTAATACTGAAGAAGTATCCATGAAATTAAAAGATTTAACATCTGCATTTACTAGAATCGGAGATTCAAGTGACCCTCTGGTTTTAAGAGCTGCAGCAGTATTATCTGCAACTATAGGTAAAACGTATGGTCAAATGGCTGATGCATTCCCTGTTATTTCAGGAAGTATAAACAAATTGAGCGAAGACAAAGCAAACACACTCACTGGTGTTTTATTTGGAAATCATGATAAAGGTACAACAACACAAAGTTATACCGCAGCAACAAAGATGCAAATGGCATTGGCGGCAACATATGGTAAAGCCGGAGAAAACTTTCCTAAAATAAGCGAATCTATAAATGCAATGGACCTGTCCAAATTACAAGAATCTAGAAAAATGTTCGAAGCTCTTGCTGTATTATCTGAAGGTGGAGAACCAGCTGATATTTTAGCAGCTATGGGTGATTCTCTAGAAGCAGCGATGCAAAGATTAGCAGATATGTTACAAGAATTTAAAGGTAGTGTAGAAGAAAACACAACAGGTAGTGCGAATGGTCAATCTAATATGGAGAAAATATTAGATAAATTTAATCCACTAAGTAATGGAAATTCAGGAAATTCAGGAAACTCTCCTTCAATTAAATTCCCATCCAAAATGATAGTAACACTAGATTCGCAATCGGTATCAGCCATAAAATCAAGTAATAATTTCGGCGGCGGCAGCTAACGCTGAAACAAAAGACAATGTTGTTGTATAATACCTAAACATACAACAATATGATAACATCCACTATTTCACACTACGATAGCTCAACACTCAAATCAGCATCGTATAGTTACAACCACAAGACATTAATGGTTCATTTTAATCATGCTTCTTACCTTTACAATGGAGTTACAGTAGAAGACTTTGAAAAATTCAACAATGCTGATTCTCAAGGAAAGGCATTAAATGAACATATTAAAGGCAAATATGAATTTGAAAAAGTAAACGAAGACATTTTAGAAACAATTAAACAATAAAACCATGGAACAAGTATATGCATTTGCATTAGGAGCATTTTTAGTAATTTCAATAGTAAATTTTATTAATGGAATTAAATTATCAATAAACGTTGACAACATGAAAAATGACATCAACGGAATTCAATTAGAATTAGATGATCTATTAGAAGAATTAGATGATAAGTCAGAAATGCTAGACAGAAGGGTTGATCAAGAAATAGATAGAACCGATAAAGCTATAGATAATCTTCATGAAAGATTAGATGATGCAGCTGATAATTGTGATAAACTATATAAGCTTAAAAAATAATTGAAACAAATTATAATATTTGGTATATAATAACTATATTAACAACAAAATCAAACATGACTAGAAATTCAATAGTAGA